TGCACGTTATGGTGGATCAGGAGGAGGAAGTAAAACAAGAGGTATTATTATAGGAGGTTTAACACCATCTGTAACTAATAGCATAGAATACGTTACTTTTTCAACAGATGGAAATGCAGCAGATTTTGGAGATGATGTAGAATCAAAACAAATTGCAGCAGCATGTAGTAACAACACAAGAATGTTAAATGCAGGTGGGAGAAAATCTTCCAACTTTGACACAAATGTTATTAGTTATATTACAATGTCAACATTAGGTAATGCGGCTGATTTTGGAGATCAAAATGTTCAAAGACAAAATTTAAAAGGATGTGCTTCTAACACCAGAGGATTATGGGGTGGTGGTTATAAATCTCCAGGAGCTGGAGCAAATGATATAGATTATGTAACAATTTCTACTTTAGGTAACGCTGCAGATTTTGGTGATTTAAGTAACGCTGTTTACACCCCTGCTTCTTTAGCTTCTACAACAAGAGGGGTTTGGGCTGGTGGAACTACTACTACCACTGTTTTAAACGTAATAGAATATGTTACTATTGCTACAACAGGTAACGCAACAGATTTCGGTGATTTAACTACAGCAACCTCTTCTCCTGACGGAGTATCTAATACAATTAGAGGCGTGACTGGTGGAGGTGAAACACCTAGTCAAACAAACACAATGAACAAGATAACTATTGCATCAACAGGTAACGCTACTGATTATGGAGATTTAATTTTTAGTGTAGGTAAACCATCTGGAGCATCAAACGGACATGGAGGATTAGTAGGTGGCTAGATCAACAACATTTACATACACAGTAACAGTATCTAATCCTGGTTCAGGAAACAGATATTATATTGATAATAACTTACAACAATATGTAACTTTATTTCCTGGTTGTACATACGAGTTCAATCAAGATGACAGTTCTAACTCAGGACACCCATTAAGATTTTCTGAAACATCTGATGGTACACACAACTCTGGATCAGAATACACAACAGGTGTTACAACATCTGGTACACCAGGTTCTGCTACAGCATTTACAAAAATAGAAGTTACAAGTTCAACACCTTACAGATTATATTATTATTGCACAAACCATTCTGGAATGGGTGGAACAGTAGATGTTCCAAATAATTATTTTATAGAAAATACAAATGATAGAATGATTTGTGGAGGTGGAGATACAGGACCAGGTTCTTTTAGTAATGTTATTCAAATAATTCAAATGAGGTCTAAAGGTAATGCTTCAGACTATGGAGATTTATCACATGCTAGACAATCATTAGCCTCAGGTTGTATAAGTAGCACTACAAGAGGTTTATTCTATGCTGGTGATGATTCTACTCCTGCAGAATATGTTGATACTATAGATTTTATAACTATGGCAACAACAGGTAATGCTACAGATTTTGGAGATTCTACTTACGACGATAGTGGTGGGGCAGGTTTTTCTAATGCAACACGAGGTGGAAGAGGTGGAGGATTTACAGGAGGTGGCCCTGATTTTGCTTCTAATATAATAGATTATGTTACAATATCAACAACAGGAAATGCTACAGACTTTGGAGATTTAACTTCTGATAGATATGGTGGCGCTGGATTGTCATCTTCTACGAGAGGTATATCTGGAGGTGGAGCTACTTATCCAGGAACTACTGTTTATCAAGATATAATTGACTATATAACAATCGCTTCAACAGGTAATGCAACTGACTTTGGAGATTTATTAGCAGCTGGAGACAACAGGGCAGGAACTTCTTCAGCTACAAGAGGAGTATTTATGGGAGGAGTTGTTAGTGCACCTAACCCTCAAAATGTTATGGAGTATATAACTATTGCATCAACAGGTAATTCAGCAGACTTTGGTGATCTAGCAACAGCAGTAAGAGAAGGAGGAGGAAACTCAAACGGTACTACAGGAATTTTTATGGGTGGATTAACACCATCAAAAACAAATCAAGTGCAAGAAATTACAATTGCAACAACTGGTAATGCAGCAGACTTTGGTGATTTAAGTATAACAACTGCTGCTCAAGGAACAGTTTCACCTAATCACGGAGGATTACAATAATGTCTATAAATAAAATTAAAGATAATTATAATAATAGAAGAGCGTTTACAACAAGACCTGATAGAGCAATTGAGATGAGTGGTTTTTCACCAAGCCATACTGCTGATGGGTCAAGCATTCAAATGGCGTCTAGTGGAAATTCTACTGATTTTGGAGATTTAACAAAACCCCGTACTTTATTTGGAGGGATGACAGCCTCTAGTTCAACTAGAGCTTTATTTTATGGAGGTGAAGCACCTGGTAATTCTAGTGACATAGATTCTATGCAACTAGCTTCAACAGGTAATGCATCTGATCATGGTGATTTAACAGTTGCTGTTGGTTATGCTGCTGCAACAAGTAATGGAACAAGAGCATTAGTGGCTGGAGGTAACTCTGTTATTAATACAATTGGTTTTGGTTCTATTGCTCAAACAGGAAACTTTACAGACTTTGGAGATTTGTCACAATCTAGAAATGCATTAGTTGGAATTTGTAGTCCTGTAAGAGGAGTGTTTGCTGGTGGTACAGATGGTACGTCACCATCACCTGCTTATCAAACTACAATAGATTATATTACAATTAACTCAACTGGTAATGCAACGGACTTTGGAGATCTATCAGGAAACTCAGGTTACATGTCAGCTGCTAATGATTCATCAGGAAAAGCATTTTTTATAGGTGGTGCAACAGGAGGAAACTCTTCTAAAAACAATGAAGCCACAGACGTTATTACAATTGCTTCAACAGGTAATGCCAGTGAGTTTGGAGAACTAACACAAATGACAAGAAATTCTGCCAGTGCTTGTCAAGGTACAAGTGCATACACACTTGGAGGTGCAAACCCATCTTATAATAATGTTATACAAAGATTTGTCATGCCTTCATTAGGTAATGCTGTAGATTTTTCAGATTTAAATGCAAGCAAAGGAGATAACAAAGGTGCAAGTGGAGCACATGATGGTATTGATTGGGGTTCAGTTGCTGTGCAACGTCCATCAGTAACCTATATGCCTGGATCAGGGAGAGGGTTTACATTAGGAGGATATTTAGCTCCTAATAAAAAACAAGAAATACAATTAACAGTAATTCCTACAAAAGGAAATTCTGTAGATTTTGGAAATTTATTAGCTGCAGTCTATGGTGGAACTAGTTTTGGTAGTTTGACAAGAGGATTTTATGCAGGTGAAGTAACTGAAGCAAACACCATTGAATCTTTTGAATATGCTTCTTTAGGAAACTCTGCAGACTTTGGTGATCTTTCAGTTGGAAGACAAGGACCAACAGGTGTTTCGAGCACAACTAGGGGTGTAATAGCTGGAGGTGAAGATGGTGGATCTAGAGTAAACACAATTGACTATGTAACCATGTCTACAGCTGGTAATGCAACAGATTTTGGAGATCTTGTTCTTGCTAGAGCATATTCAGCAGGAGGTCAAAGTTCTACAAGAGGTATTATAGCAGGAGGTGATGTTCACCCATCTGCTAAAAATGAAATTGATTATATTACTATTGCATCAACAGGTGATGCGACTGACTTTGGTGATTTAACACAAGGAAGAAATTTATTAGCTGGAGCATCAAGTGGAACAAGAGCTGTGTTTGGAGGTGGTAATATTTTAACTTCACCTAATTATGTAAATACAATGGATTACATAACTATTGCATCAACAGGAAACGCAACAGATTTTGGAGATCTTACGGTTGCAAGATCTAATTTAGCTGGATTTTCAAATTCAATAAGAGGTGTATTTACTGGAGGAACTTCTCCACAAACCAATGTTATTGACTTTGTAGAAATATCTACAACAGGTAATGCGGCAGATTTTGGAGATTTAATTGCTAATATTACTTCTGTATCTGGTTGCTCAGACTCACATGGTGGTTTACAAGCGTAATAAAATATAGTATACACTTCGCATGAAAGAAGAACTATTACAGATATTTCCAACGCCTTTATTAATTGTACCTTACGAAGAATCTATTGATAAAGAATTAGCGTATTTAAAAACTATTAGTTATCGTCAACAACAAGGTAATGGTAATTATAGATCTGATGATTCGTACTTATTACGTAATGAAGAGTTTAAGAATATAAAAACATTCTTAACAGAGTCAGTAGATAAATTTACTAAAAATGTTTTGAACTCAGAACAAAGATTAGTAATTACTCAATGTTGGGCCAATAGAAATCCAACAGGATCCAAGCATCATGAACATGTACATCCAAATAGTATTATATCTGGTGTAATGTATTTTCAGATAAATGAAAAGTTACCACCTATACAGTTTGCAAAAGCAAATCAGGATGGCATAAAACTAAATCCTATAAAATATAATCATGTAAACTCTGAGTCTTTTTTACTGCCTTGTAAGGCAGGTGAATTGATATTATTTCCATCTTCATTAAAACACAGTGTGCCTATAAATTCAGGTGCAGAAGATAGAATAAGTGTATCATTTAATACTTTTTGTATTGATACATTAGGGTCAGAAGAAAGCTTAACGCATTTAGATATAAGGAGGTTAATGCATGAGCACAATTAAAAGTTATATTTATGTAAAGAATCACATACCAAAAGAATTATGTGAGTCATTGATAGATGAATGTAATACAAAGATATGGGAAAAACATAAATGGAATAATTATGCTGCAGGAACAACAGAATCAGAGCCTACCAAAGAGTTAGATGTAATGAGTTGTACTAAAGAACAGCAAGCAAAGATTACACCATACTTAATAAAAGCCTTAAATGAATATCAAGAAAAACATAGTGTACCAGGAGAAAAGACTCAGGGACCATGGCTCAGTAAATTTAGTCCAATACGTTTTAATAGATATGTTGTTGGTACTATGATGAGAGAACACTACGACCATATACATAGTATTTTTGATGGTCAGATGAAAGGTGTACCATTAGTATCTATTGTAGCCAATCTAAATGAAGACTATGAAGGGTCTGAATTCTATTGCAGAGGAGAGAAAATTGAGTTAAAAACGGGTGATATACTGTTATTTCCATCTAATTTCATGTATCCGCATGAGGTTAGAGAAACGACAAAAGGTACCCGATACTCATTTGTAAGTTGGGCCTTTTGATATATAATGAGGTTATATGTTACAAAAGATAGGTTTTCAACCAGGGTTCAACAAACAGATTACAGAAACCACGGCCGAAGGACAATGGGTCGATGGTGATAATGTAAGATTTAGATATGGTACACCTGAGAAGATAGGTGGCTGGGCACAGTTGGGTGAGAACAAAATGACTGGTGCAGCAAGAGCCTTGCATCACATAGTCAATAGATCTGGTAACAAATACGCAATCATTGGTACAAACAGAATTTTATACGCTTACACAGGTGGTGTATTCTATGACATACATCCTATCAAAACTACAACTACATTAACAAGTGCATTTAGTACAACGAATGGTTCAACAACGGTTACTTTAACATTCAGCACGGACCA